CAGAATCACATCTTGTAGATGATTTAGGTGCTGATGAATTTGACACTCTTGAATTAATAATAAAAGTCGAAGAAACTTTAGATGTAAAAATTTCAGATGAAAAAGGCAACAACATAAAAACAGTACAAGACCTTATTAATGTAGTAAAAGGAAATCAATAATGAAAACTTTTTTCTATGATGAGCAAATTCGCAGATTTATTTTACAATTTGTTAGAATGTTTTCTCATTATCAAGTCGAATATGGTAAAGATAGGGACGGAAACGTAACACTTTATCAAGTACCTGTACGTTATGGTGATGCTAGTAGACAAGCATCTGCTATTATGAAACATAATAGTGAAAACGGAATACCTACAGTTCCTCTTATGACTTGTTATATTTCAGATTTACAATATGACAGAGATAGAATGCAACAACCAAGTCACATTGATAAGTTACAAGTTCGTACTAGAGGTGTAGATCAAAATACAGGAGAATATACTCAACAACAAGGACAAGCATACACAGTAGAACGTCAAATGCCTACACCTTACAGATTAAACATGAACGTTGATATATGGACTTCTAACACAGAAACAAAATTACAATTACTAGAACAAATTTTAACTTTGTTTAATCCAGATATGGAAATACAAAGTACAGATAATTACATTGATTGGACTAGTTTAAGTTATGTTGAACTTACTGGCCAATCATTTACAAGTAGAAGTATACCATCAGGTACAGAAGATCAAATAGATATTGCTACACTTAATTTTAGTATGCCTATATGGTTAAGTTTACCTGCTAAAGTTAAAAAATTAGGTGTTGTAAGATCTATATTATCAGGAATACATGATAATTCAGGAACACTTAAAGACCTTGATATGGGATTATTATACGGCGACCGTGTTCATATGACTCCAGACCAATACGGAGTAATACTATTAAATGGTCAAGCACAATTAATCGATGCGGCAGATGCCACAGTAGAAACTGGTGGTAATGTAGCACTCACTGAAGTTGTAAGTAAACCTAAAGTACAAAAAGTACCTACATGGAAAACTGTTGTCAATAATTTTGGACAATTAATAGGTGCAGGACAAGCCACACTTGCTAATGGTACTAGTCAGTTACGTTTTTCTACAAGTGTTGAAGGTACTGAAATAATTGGTACTGTAGCACATCATCCTACAGATGACAGTATACTATTGTTTACAATAGATGCTGATACTATTCCTACTAACTCTCTGCCTGCCTTAGATGCTATTGTTGATCCTCAAAAGAATGGACCAAACTCAGGACTAGTGGCGCCTTTAACAGGGCAAAGATACCTCCTTATTAAGGAGATAGGTGCTACGGGTAATGTAGATGGTGCTGATGCTTGGAAGGGCACTAATAACGAAGATTTGATAGCCTCAGCGAACGATGTAGTACAGTACGACGGCATTAAATGGAATGTAGTGTTTGACGCTTCAGCTATGAAAACAGAAACACACTATCTAACTAATAGTAAAACCGGAATTCAATATAAATGGGACGGATCAAAATGGATAAAAAGTTACGAGGGGGAGTACGAGCCAGGAAAATGGCGTCTAGTCCTTTAGTAGGCGTAGGCTGTTTCTTTTGGTCAAGGAAAACTAAACGTTTTCTTTTTGTACTTCGAAATACTAAAACATATAAATTTAATTGGGCCTTAGTTGGTGGTAAAGTAGAATACAAAGAAACTGTTTACCAAGCTATGTGTAGAGAAATAGAAGAAGAATTAGGTTCTTTACCAGATATTATTAAAAGTATACCAATTGAAAAATTTACACATACAAAAAATAACTTCATATACGAAACGTTTGTTAATATTGTTGAAGACGAATTTATACCTAATCTAAATCACGAACACGTTGGGTATGCTTGGGTTGATGTTGATCACTTTCCAAAACCATTACATCCTGGATTATATCAAACTTTAAATATAGATTCTATTAATGAAAAAATTAAAACGTTGGTTAGTCAGTGGAGCGATGATTAAACGATCCTAGGTCAAGTTCGCTTACAAAATCTCTGTAATCAATTTTCCTTACATTCTTATACCATTTGTAATCATCTGGATATCCGTTAATATTATTATCTACTATAGTAAACGATATATCTGGGTAAGCACTAAAAATTTTACACATATTTCTTTCCCACTTTTCGCTATTACCTGTATGATCTTTTGGAGCATATCCAGGTGTTCCAGCATAGATATTAGAATTATATCCTGGTCCGCCATGTTGACCTTCATATCCAATCATGTATATGTTTTTATGATTATCAAATGCGGCCAAATAAACAGCAAGAGCTCCAGCATTCATTCTTACATTGTGAGGTATTAAGTGAAACTTACCTGGGTTTTCTAAGCAACGTTCAGCCGACGAGTATACAATACCATCTTCAGCATATGGTTTATTATAATATTCTGTATTGTTGGCCAATTCATCACATATATCTTTACCTAAACCGATTAAAAAATCTGGTCTAAAGTTTCTATATAAAGCATTACATCCGTAAGTTTGGCCGGCCATTGATCCAAGCAACCCACCTCTATGGTTTTTTAATAAGTTAATATTAAAATTTTTTCTACTTTCGCCATTGCCAATACATATAGCATAGCCCATATGAGTATCATTATATACTGTTCTGGGTATCCATTCACGTGTTTCTTGGCGCTTTCCACCTTCGTATTTTACTGATGTTATGAAAAACTGCCCTTCGTAGTTATTTGAAGTGTTTCCGAGCATAATATTAATTATCAATCCTTGTGTTGATAATACTATTTATTGGTTTAGTATAACCATAAAAAAAGGGCGACATAAAGCCGCCCTTTTCTAATTAAAAATTGTTTAGCTTACATTCTGCCAACAACGATTTCAATCATGCCTTCTTCACCGTCGAAGTCTTCTAATGCTTTACCAATTACTTGGCCCATTTTCGGATCTTCTTCAGCTCTTGCCGCACCGTTACCAGCACTTACCATCATGTCACCTTTTGATACTTTACCTACTACTTTAGCAGGAACTCTACCAACTAATGCTACTGAACATTTATGCTCAGCATCCATTTCAGCGTTCATTAAGTAAGCTGGGTTAGATGTAACAATACCAGCAACAGTTTTACAAGCGTCAACATCACATAGTGAAACTTCATGAGATCCACCAAAGTGTACTATTGTACCTGGAGCATACTCGGCGTCTGCCGCGTAACACTCAGCCAAGTCAGCGTATTGTGCCGCTGTAGCTGTACCAGTTAATGTATCTACTCTCATATTAGCATATGAAGAAATAGTTACGTTTCCAGCTGTTGTACCGTCTTCTGAAGTGTTAATAGCCGCGAATTGATCAGCACTTTCGTCCCAAATCATACCCACGTTAGCACTTGATCCACGCTCTACAACCCAACCTGAGTCAAAAGCAGGAGTACCAGTTTGTCCAGTAGCCCAAATTTGTAATGGATCTTCAACAGTTGTGTTAGTTGAACTAACAGTTGTTGTTGAACCGTTTACAGTTAAGTTACCTGAAACAATCATGTTTCCTGTACAAGTAGCGTCATCATTCAATTGAATGATTCCAGAACCGTTTGATGCAAGTACTAAGTTTTCGTTAGTAACATCATTCTTAACACTATTGCCAACAATAGTAACGTTTGCCGCTTTAGCACCATCTGGTAATAATACACCAGTTGCTGAATCATCAGCGTGAGCGTTGATACCAACACCAGAGCCCATTGTAGTTGCTCTTAGCATTTGGATACCTGATCCACCGTCTAGTTGTAATATACCTGAGCCTGAACCACCCGCTACTTTTAAGTTTTGGTTAGCATCAGTACCCATTGTAATAGTACCCGAGTCATCTTGGATAACTTCTTTACCGTTAACGTATAATGATCCTTGGGAAACATACAAGTCTCTCCATTGAGCGTTTGAGGCACCCAAATCAAAACCTGTTGAACCGTTGGAGTTAACGTTTGGTAAAATACCAGCACTTGTTACTTTAGCAATTGATGTTCCTGCCGCTGTAAATTGTATTTCATCAGCGTCAGCAGTTACTTCAACACTAACTTTAGTATCAGCATCAGCATCTTGCATTTCAGTGATAGTTGATGTAGTAGTTAATACTCTAGCATCAATTTTATCACCAGTAGCAGGAGCTTCTGTGAATGTTAAAGTTGTTCCACTTACAGCATAAGCAGTTGTAGGAATCTGTACAACACCGTTTAAAGAAACAATAGTTGTAGCAGTTGTACCTTGTGAGCTTAATGTAAATGTAGTATCAGATCCATCACCGTCAAATGTGTCAGCTGTGATAACTGTAAAGTCAGCACCAGCGTTCCATTCAGAACCAGTGTAGATCTCTTGTGTACCAGTTGTAGTGTTGAATCTATACATACCTGTAGCAGGTGATCCCGGACGTTGTCCAGTTGTACCTACCGGTATAATCATAGAGTCAGTAGCAGAAACGTGTAACGTAGCACCTGTAGTTGGTGTACCTGTACCTAAACCAACGTTACCTGTAGAACCTTCTACAAATAAAGCGTTAGCATCGTTGTCAGATTCAATTCTAACATCAACATCAGCACTTGCTTCGTTAACAACAATCTCTTGTCCAGCAACACCTTCAATTATAAGTTTGCCAGATCCAGATGAAATTGTATTTCCATCTACTGAGATATTGTCAACAGTTAGAGCTGTAGTTGTTACAGTTGTACCGTCAAATGTTAAGTTAGCACTATCTTGGATTTCTCCACCAGTACCAGCATAAACTACTCTACCTGAAGTTAGGTCTTCAACTTTAGCTGTCGCTAAAACTGCCGCACCATCTACTTCTAGATCAGCCGCCGCTGTAATTTTACCAGTTGAGTTAAGTGTACCGCCTACTACAGTATTACCTGAGCCTACTGTTACTTGGAAAGTTTCACTACCTGAAGCTCCAATGTCAAAAGTTGTACCATTGAATCTAAATGTAGCCGCATCTTCCAATGCTCCTGAAGTACCAGCAATAACAATTCTATTGTCTGTTAAGTCAGAAACTACAGCAGATGTTAAAGTAACACCAGTTGAAGCCGCTGTTAATACAGTAGTTGAATCTACTTCAACAGCAAAACTTCCTGTTCCTGAATCAGAAACAGTAGCAGTTGTATTACCTTCTGATAATCTAGTAGTACCACTTGATATTAACCCATCAACGTATGCTTTAGTAGTAGCATCTGTAGCCGCCGCCGGAGTAGCAATATTTCTTACTCTGTTAGCACCCATGTCCACAGTTTGTGAACCAGCAACAGTTACTGAACCGTTAGCCGCAAAAGCCGCCGAAGCAGTTAATGTTCCACCAAATGTACCAGTACCGTCAGTATCTAAGTCGCCACCCATGTGTAAGTTTTCAGCAACACCTAAACCACCGTTAACAACTAATGAACCTGAAGAGTTCGAAGTTGAAGATGTAGTAGCGTCTGCTGTTACAACACCAGTTGATGTTAAAGTACCACCTACTTGAGTGTTTCCACTTGCCGCTGTTACAACAAATTTGTTAGTAGCAACAGAGAAGTTTCCAGCAACGTCACCAGCACCACTAATATCTAAACCAGCACCAATGTACTGTCCAGTAGTAGTTACGTTAGTTCCGTCATATGTGAATCCAGCGCCATCTTCTAAGATACCGTTAGTTCCTGCTGTTACAACACGACCGTCAGTTAAAGTACCTGAAGTTACAGAGCCAACAATAATGTTACCTGCTGTTCCAGCCATTACTTCTGATGTGTTAGTAACGCCAGTTAAGTAAACAAAAGCATCTGCTGAGTTATCATAACCAAAGAAGCCAAGTTTAGCACTTCCGTCATAATATCTAAATTCAATACCTCTGTCTTTACCGTCATCA